TTACTCATCTGTGGTCATTATGTGGACGCTCTGAGCCTCAACACCACCACGTAACGGATTGAGGGAAATTGCATCCTGCAGGTATTCCGGAGCAAAGTGCGCATAGACCATTGTTTGTTCAATACGCGAATGGCCGAGGATGCGTTGCAGCGTGATGATGTTCCCTCCGTTAATCATGAAATGAGTTGCGAAGCTGTGACGCAGTGCGTGCGTTGCCTGTCCTGCCGGTAAATCGGGTTTCAGCTCCTTCATCAGCCGCCTGAATGCCGGATAGTTTGCCTTCGGGAAAAGAAAGCCCCGCCTGTTGCTGGCGATCATATTTGCCACCTCATCAGAAATTGGTACCGTGCGTGGTTTGTTCGTCTTGGTCTTAACGAACGTACAGCGGTTATGGATCACGTTTTCCGCTTTCAGCCGCGCAGCTTCACCCCATCTTGCGCCGGTACTGAGACAAAGAATCGCAATCTTCTTGTTATCCCCGTCCAGCCGCGATAGCAACACGGTAATTTCATCCTGCGTCAGATAGCCGGTTTCCGGCTTCTGTTCTTTCAGTCTTTTCGTACCGCGTATCGGGTGCACCCCGAAGAACAATTCAGCCTCAATCAATGCGGTGAACATGCCGCTTATGCAGGTTAAATCCCGGTTGATGCTTGACGGCTTGACACCATGGCTTCTGCGGGTCGCGCTGTACTGGCTGATAAGTGCTTTCGTTATCTGGAACGCACAAGGGTCGTCCGTTATCCGGGTGAAAATCTCAATTTTCCCAAGGTTAGATTTTCCGTGTTCCTCGTGCTTCCCTTTCAACTCCCACCAGATAGCAGTTAGCTCTGACAGACGCCGCTTGTCTGTCGGCTTCGAAAGCCATTCCTTGTTGTGATGGTTGTACTGCGTGTGTTTTTCGAAAGCGATAGCCTCACTTTTTTTGTCGAACTTCCTGCGGATACGCTTTCCGTTGCGCCCGGCAGGTCTGATATCCACTTCATATCGACCATCATCGAGTTTCTTAATTGTCATAAGAAAGCCCTCCGATGGGATCGTTTTGATCGTTTTCTGCTTGTTCCTAACTCTTTGTAATGTCGTGTGCAAAATTTAGCCGCGAGCAGCATGCACCTGTGATGCATGTATTCACGGTAAATCGTTAGCCAGTCTTTTGGTCTGAGGGCTGCGAGGTTGTTGCATCTTGCCCAAAGTGTGCGAGAGCCGGTTCAATTTGACCGGATTCCGGGGAGGTCTGACCAGTCATAAACCATAGGGTATACTTCGTGAACCGGGGGTGTTGAAGGATTTTCATTATGGACTCTACACCTGCGTTTTTAGATCTGTTCTCATAGCTCGACAGTGAACTGTACGGAACACCTGTTATCTCACTGAATTCTCGTCGGTTTAACCTTTCTGATTCACGAATCAACTTAATTTTCTCTGACACGTCGATTGACATAGATTATCCCATTGTGTAATTTGTGATTTATCGGATACGAAATTTGATTTTCGTATAGTGGAAAAAGAGCAATTAAAGCCCACTAAGAGCAATTAAAAGCACCAAAGGAGAATCCTAGCAGATGAGCAGACAGCTTGTAAGTATTACCGATGCGGTGCCGTATCAGGAGTTCGCAAAACTCATCGGTAAGACACCGGCAGCGGTGAAAGGGATGATCGAGAAGCGTAAGTTACCGATCATTGAGATGACCGACCCACAATCTACCTCTGGACGCGCTGGAGAGTATTGGATTTACCTTCCTGCGTGGAACAAAGGTCTGAAACTGGCGTATGAAAGCAGACCTAAAGAGATTCGTGATGGTTGGCTGATGTGGTTGGGCGTAGGGGATCTCTCATGAAATACGATTATGTTAAAGAAGCTGCCGTTATTATGACTGCTGCGATCATTTTCATCTGTGTTGGCTCAATCGCGGTCGCGCTAACGGCAAGATTTATTAAGACATTTATTCTTTAAGAACAATCTTCTTAAGAATAAATAATGATGAAGCGGGAATTCATGCAGAGATAATTAACTGATGAAAAAACGTTATTCACAACATGGGTCATATGCGGGTTCTGTTGTGGTGCCGACTTATGCGCCAGTTCAGGCAAGTAAAAATACTTATGTATATCGCGGTTTCACAATACGCAAAACGCCACGTAATGCACTTAATGATCGCATCACGTATTTAATCACCAGGCGCGATCATGGAAGTGAAGAAGATATTTATTACGGACGTGATTTCGCATTAGCAGAAGCCTGCAAGACGATAGACAGGGTTTTAAGATATGGAAGGTTCTAGCGATGATCTATTACTGGCGTTCTGGTTGTTCGTTCTGTCAGTAGCTATGTCGTGCTCTGTCCGTGAAGTCATAAAAGATCATTGTCGCCGGGTTCGTATTAACAGAAAGCTTAAGAGGCAGGAGCGCAAAAAATGAAACAGTTTTACGCGGAGCTGATTAATCAGATGCTGGAAGATTATAGCTTTAAAGTCGAGAACAATCCTCAAGGGCGTGACATGTATTACGGTATTCTGGCAAGCGGCGTTCAGCATCTCTATGCTGTGGCATTTTGCGCCAGCGACAATGAGGCACTTAATGATCTGCGCCCGTTCGTCAACGACGTCATGAACAACGTGGTGCCCGCACCTGTCGTAATTGCGTTTAAGAATACTTATCACAACTACTGAGGAGTCAGCGATCATGACCGAAGTAGAAAAGCTAATGTATATCAGGGATGTGGCGTTGCCTTATATTGAGAAAAACGGCTTAACGATACGCCTTAACGGTTGCGGTGAAATTACATTTTACGCTGATGATCCTTCCGTTATGAAATTTATCGATGACGTTCGCGAGAATACCGGATCTTCATTAGCGCGTTATGCCACAGCAAATGTTGTCGACATTATGGTTATCACCAGAAAGATGATGAACGAATTACCACGCACCCAGGAAGCTGGCGGGTTCCGCGCTGACCTTGAAAAGATTAACGCAGAATTAAGAACACTACAGGATCGCATTAATTCAGTAACTACATTTTCGTATTAATGAATTAAAGAAACGCAATTAATCAGCACCACAGATGTAAATACGGCGTATTCGCCGGGGCTTCGCTTTACCTTTTTTCGGGGGTAATTATGCACGTCAATTCAATAAAGCTGACCACTGAGATTAGCGATCCTGAGTTTGTCGCCATTTCTTTGCAGGCGAGAAAAGCCGAGCGTGCGAACCTGCTTGGCCTGCTGCGCACCCGCATCAGTCTTCTGAAAACTGAAACCAGCACACCGGATGAGATCTACGCCGCTATCGACGCGTGGATTGACAACCGCGAATTAAGTCTATGAACGGAGAAAATCAAATGAACCATTGCATGCTAGAGGTCAGCACACCAGCTAACTCCCTCAGAGGTTTTCCGGAAGAAAGAATCATCGCCATCGAGTGCGTTTTTTTTGATCCAGAAACTGGCGGGATCGGTCAGCAATATTATCGCGTTGTGAACATCGCTGACGAAAACAACGTTGTACACATGAGCCATGCGTATTTTCGCCAATTAATGATGGCGGATTCGCGGGTACGTTCGGCGGTACTGGCCGGGGATGTCAGCGAAAAAGAAGCCGTCATGGATGTCTGTAAATTCATATCGGCGAACACATCAAAGAGTCGCCAGCTTCATTGCTGGCAGCACGGGGATGGCACCTCCCTCGCAAGGCTGATCATGGCGGTAGAAGATTACGGGTGCTCGCCATCAAACGTGCTGCCGCAGAATATCAAGCCCGCTCATCTCAGCACATTAATCACTGTTGCAGCCGCCACAGGATACGTTCCACACCCACGCCGGGATTCCGCGCAGTTCACTCTGACCGACGCCGCTTACCGCGCTGAGCAGGTCTGTGAGATCTGGCAGCGACTAACAGAACAGTTCACCGATCTTTCAGAGTGATACGTAATCGACACAGGGGCAACCATCATGAATACCAGCAATCGCAATGATTTTTTTAAAGCCATTCTGCCGGGACTTTTGACAGATCCGGAGATGGCATATAGCAGCTCTGCGGACATTATCAGGCATGCATGGTATCTGGCCGATCTGGCCGCGTATTTCGAGGGCAAACCAGAGTTTCCGCATGAGACCGCACGCCGCTGGATAAAAGGCAATTACCTCATTCTGGATACCGAAACTACCGGACTTGGCAGGGACGCCAGGATAGTGGAAATCGCCATCATCAACTGCGCCGGAGAAACGCTGCTTAACACTCTCATTAATCCAGGCATTCACATTCCGCAAGAAGCTACCGCCATTCACGGCATTACCGATGAGATGGTGAAGGACGCACCATCATGGCGGGAGACAGAACGGCAGGTTATCACGCTGTTGGGAAACAGATGGGTGGCCTACAACGCAAAGTTTGACGCGGGAATGATAGAGCAGGAAATGTGTGTGCCGGTCACCGGTATGCGCGAACCGGAATGTGCCATGCAGCTTTACGTCGAATATAACGGCGAATGGGATGCTTACCGCCGTAAATACAAGTGGTCAAAACTGGTCGATGCCGCCACCGCGCTGGATGCGGTGCCGGAAGATGGTAACGCGCACCGCGCCCTGTATGACTGCCGGATGACGCTGAACATCATTCGCCGTATCGCGGAGATGACAGCATGAACAGATCCCCCATCAAGTGGGCGGGCGGAAAATCCCGCGTCATGCCGGAGTTACTGAAACATCTGCCGGAAGCCGACTGCCTGATTGAGCCATTTGTTGGCAGCGGCACGGTGTTCATGAATACGGATTACCGCCGATACGTTCTCTGTGACAGCAACCGTGCGCTGATCAATTTCTTCCGTGTGGTCACGACTGATACCGAACGCCTGATCAACATCGCGAGATCGATGTTTCATGCTTTCCCCTTTTTCATGATTATTTGTGCGTGAGTGAAATATGAGCACAACTAATTCGAACGTGCAAATAAACCCCGATTTATCAGCAGCCCGTGCTCGTAATGAGAAGATGAATTATGCCTATGTCTGGAATTCGCCGGATTTTGATGTTGCCACTGCCAATGGACTGACGCCAGATCCAGCACAGCCAGCGGCAGATGATACCGCTGTTACTGGAGGTATCACCTACCTCAACCCTGAGGGAGAGCGTAAGGCGTTATCCCCCGATGACATTACTGAACTCTGCCCGCCAACCGAACAGGGAGCGATAAAGCGCGATCGGCTCGTACACGAACGCCGGGTAATGTATCTTCGACGCCGCCTACAGGCATTGCCCGCATTTATCCGTTACCGTTTCTCCCGGCAACTGGAGGAGCTGAACGATCAGGATCCAGCCAGAGCAGTTAAATGGTTGTTTGGCACATTTGAGCGCCACATCCTACGCCGCATTGAGGCGGTCAACGCGCAGTACCTGCCACAGGATCCGCTTCCGGCTATCCTGCTGCCACTTCGTGAAGACTTTCATCTGTTGCCATGGGCCAACAAAAAACGCCTGAAACGACTGGCTTATAAGCTTGCAAATTTGATGAAAAGCGAGTTTATGCGCGAGTTTGATTTTCAGTTTGTGCACAGGGACAACCCGGAGTTTTCAACCATTTATTCTTACGGTGCGGTAGCTAGCAAGGCCAGACACCTGAATATTCCCGTTCCGGGGTGGGAGGCTTACTGCAACGAATCACTTGAGGCGAAAGATGCACTTCGCGCAGTGGCTCGCCTCCAGTCGGAAAAGTGGTGGTCTGGCAAGCTGAAGCGCGCACATGACCGCTGGCGCGAACACCTCATGATAGCAACGGGTTATGTCAGCAAGCACGCCTCTCCGAAGTGCTCAGACCCCTGCCTGAAAGAGTGGGCTGCGCAAAAGAAAGCAAACTTTGAGTATCTCAGTGCGATGGAGCTTGAAGACCAGGAGACCGGGGAGCGCTCGCCATTGCTTGACAAGGTGATGTCAAGTACAGCCAACCCAAAGATAGCGCGTCTTGAGCTGACCACCCGTGCAGCTGGTTTTCAGGAAATCGCCGATGAAATGGGGCTGGTCGGGATGTTCTACACCCTTACCGCCCCTTCCAAATATCATGCAATGCATATCGCCTCTGGCAAGCGCAATGATAAATGCCGGAATGCGGATCCCAGAGCGACCCAGAAATATCTCTGCAAGGTCTGGGCGCGCACGCGGGCCGCATGGAAGCGCCGGGGTATCCGTACGTTCGGCTTTCGTACCGCTGAACCCCATCACGATTCAACACCACATTGGCATCTCGTTCTGTGGTTCCGCCCTGAAGACGTGAAAGAAGCAACCGAGGTTTTCCGTATGCACGCGCTCAAGGAAGACGGCAACGAACCGGGCGCAGATAAGTATCGTTTTAAGGCTGAACGGGAAGACAAGAGCCGTGGCAGAGCAATCGGCTATATCGTCAAATATATTTCGAAAAATATTGATGGTTACGGCATGGATGGTGAGGTGGATAAGGAAACCGGCAACCCCATCAAAGAAGAAGCCAGACGCGTAAGGGCGTGGGCTTCACGCTGGGGCATTCGTCAGTTCCAGCAGATTGGCGGCGCTCCCGTCACAACATGGCGCGAGCTTCGTCGCCTTGGAAGCCGCGAACTGGTGCTGCACCCGGAGATTGAACCCGTTCGCGCAGCAGCTGACGGCGCAAGCTGGCAGGACTACGTTCAGCTTCAGGGCGGAGCCTTTGTTGAGCGCGACCAGCTGAAGATCCGCCTCCACTACAGCACCACAGAAAACAGCAATGATTATGGTGATACGGTCTCAAAAATCGAAGGGATCTACTGCCCGCTTGCGGGCAGCGACGCCATCATCTACACCCGCACCGCACAATACAAAATCGTACCGAAGCGCAAAGCCCCGGAAACAAAGGGTGTTGACCTTGATTTTTCAGGCGGCAACGCCGCCCCTTGGAGTTCTGTCAATAACTGTACGCGGAATCCCGCTACAGGGAATGACGGTCCTGAACATGCCGGCGATAAAGCTGCAGTGAGGTCAGAAATGACCGCACCATCTGACGGCGGGACGGTGAATTTTGATGCGCTTTCACGCAAGGAAAAACGGGAGATTGCCCAGCGACTGAGCGAAGACATGAGGCGCAGACGTAAGTTACGACAGTCAGAAAAAAAAGAGCCACCGGAATTATCAGTAAGAGAAAAGCAGGTAAGTGAATTGCTGGCGTTGCGTGGAATTGATGCCAGTGCAGTGATGATCAGATCACTGTTGTCAGGTGCCGCGATAGCCAGCGGCGACCTGATTTTTACCGTAGAGAAAGGACGACTGATCACCAGCAATCGCGGGATATCAACAGTACAGAAACATCAGAACAAAGAGCAAGGAAAATCGCTGATTGAGCGATTTAACCGAATCCGAAATAGCAAATAAGAGGCTAACGATCATGAATCAGGTAATCAGCATTCTTGACAGTGAACGCATTAAATATACCGTTGCAGATAATGGAAACATCACCATCGGCGGGCACCTCGACCTGCGCGGCATCGACATTACCAGCCTGCCGGACAATCTCACCATCGGCGGGCACCTCTACCTGAGCGGCACCGGCATTACCAGCCTGCCGGACAATCTCACCATCGGCGGGCACCTCTACCTGAGCCGCACCGTCATTACCAGCCTGCCGGACAATCTCACCATCGGCGGGCAC